ACCCGACGGGATCTTTGGTAAAATGACTACAAGGGCAGTTAAACAGTACCAACGGGCGAACAATCTCAAAGCAGACGGAATCGTCGGCCCATCCACATGGGTCAAACTAGTAGTAAAGGGCTAAGTTGCGTACCATCGCTGTACCATTTTCGTTCTCCGGGGGTGCTCTTCGGACTACGTCTAATCCCCATGTCATTGCTCGTCAAGAGATTACTGACGTACTAACCACAGACAACTATGAACGTGTGATGGTACCGATGTACGGAGCCAACACGTCTAGTTTGTTGTTTACACAGGTTGACAACCTAGTGGAGGCTGACTTCAAGGAGGAAGCCCTCCACATGCTGAACACCAACTTGTCTAACTGCACCGTGGTAACTATGTCCATAACCAATCGCCCGCCAGATGGTTCGTGGTCTGGCCCCGGTCATGCTGAGGCCACCCTGTACGTCAATGTCAGTTACAGATTAGCGGGTGAAGTCGGTATTGAGACCCTTTCGGTTGGTGTCCTGCACCCACTTGACCTCACCTCATTCTCTATTTAATAAGGACTCACTATGCCTATTGACTACACTAGTAGGGACTTTAGTTCCGTAAAGAACGATCTGGTTAGGAGAGCGAGGGTCTCTGTCCCTGAATGGACTAGTGGCGGTACATCTGACTTCGCCATGACCCTGATCGACCTGTGGGCGTACGTTGCTGACATCCAGAACTACTATCTAGACAGGGCCTACTCAGAGTCTTTCATAGAAACGGCTACGCAATCGTCCTCCATCCATGCCTTGGCTCGGATGCTCGGCTACACCCCCAATCCTGCCGTGTCCGCTACTACTTCTGTGTACCTGTACAACTCTACTGGAGCAGCCGTAACCGTCCCCAAGGGCACTATGTTCTACGTCCCGTCCACAACAACTGCTGACGCTGTGTACTTCACGTCAACGGCAGAGGTAAGCGTCGCTGCTAATACCTCCAGTGGCAACGGGCAAGCGGTGGCAGTGATTGAAGGTAGGGCTGTAACAGAGACCCTAACTACCAACTACTTTGGTGACCCCTCTGGTACGTTCAAACTGTCGGAGTCAGGGATTATACCGTCGTCACTGGAGTTAACAGTCGGTACTGCTACGTATACGCACACTACCAGATTGACTGAGGCAGCAGCGTCGTCTCCGGCGTTCACGTCTATCACTAATAGCGTGGGCGACACAGTGATCGTGCTGGGAAATGGTATTAATGGTCTGGTTCCTCCCGGTGGTAGTACAATAAAGGTGTCTTACAGGGTAGGTGGAGGCAGTAAAGGAAACGTAGCGGCTAATACCATCACAGAGATGAGCGTTCCCTTGACAGGTATAACTATAAACATTTCTAATGTTGCTGTAGGTGGAACCAACCCCGAAACACTGGCTTCAATTAAAGCCAATGCCCCTACTGTCAAGCGCACACAGAACAGGGCAGTGACCCTGTTGGACTATGAGTCCTTGATTGCAACCTTCCCCGGTGTGGTGAAGACATTCACCACCAGCGCTAGCCCTTCGGGAACTACGACTGTCTACTACAGTGCTCTGCCCCACTTTTCTAACTTTGAGACTAGGGACAGCAGTGTTGCTGTTTCGTTGACTGCTGACTTTGGCACTGCCGGTAACGAAATTAATAGTGACTTACTGACCTACGTTACTAAGCGATCCATGCTGGGAGTGAACGTACAACAGATCAGTGCTACTGTTAACTTTGCCAATGTCTTTATAGCCTTTAGTGCGGTGAAAGTTCGTGATGGTTACTATCAGTCGGAGGTAACTGCTGCCATTTCTGCTGCCATACGTACCATGTTTACATGGGAGGCTGTTAAGTTTAATCAAACTTTCAGGGTGAGTGACATACTGTCAAAGGTAAACTCGGTAGTTGGTGTGGAGTACGTGACTCTGAGCAACTTGGGAGCATCCGGTGGTAGCAGCACTGCCGATCACACGATCACTGCTACCAACACAACGCAGGTGTACCTGCCTGTGCTTCGTACCATCTCATATAGCGGTGTTACTGGTGGCCTTGCCTGATGGTTGATTCTCTACGACTACGGGAGACTACTACTGATACTAGTCTACGTTCCACCACTGGTGAAGCGGGGCTGAGGTCAGATGGGTTTGTAGTACAGGTCGTCACACTCAACGACCCAAGCCTCAGTGCCCTTGTCGTAGATTACAACACAGAAACTACGGAGTGGACAGTAGAGGTTGCGTGGTCTGCTGACGAGGAACCAGATTCGTCTACTCCGTCCAGTGGCACGAACATCGCTGAAGTACAAATACGGTACTCATGGGAGGGGTACCCGGAATACTGGAGTGACGGCTCACAGTTGATGCTTCACACCGAATCAACGTCAGCCTCAACCCCAGTAACACACATAGGGATTAGCCGTAATCATAACATAAGTAACTGGCTGTACTACAGCATGTTCTACAAGAGGGTAGACACCAACGGGGCTAACTACATGGAACGTGTAGAAACCACCTCTGTGCTGATCCCAAACAAGCACAGCATGGAGACTGTCCTGTGGGGACACATCCCGTCGTACTACCGTGCTCTAGACGGCGAGGTTTCCGTGTCGTCACCTAACCCGCTGGAACGATTTATGAAAGTCTTCGGATGGGAAGCGGACCACTTCAGGTCCCTACTAGACGAGTTTGTGGTGTTGAAGGACCCACATCGAGTTCACTACAACACTCTTACGAGGTTGGCTGATTCCGTAGGTCTTCAGTTTACTTCTAACGAACTACGCCCGTCCCAAATGCGTGAGTTGATCTACGAGTCACACCGGTACTTCTCACAGAAGGGTCGCGCAGACGCTTTAATAGACTTATTGTCTGTCATAACGGACTCTTCAGTGAGTTGCAGGGAGTTCTCTACCACCGGGGCTGCTGCCTCTGCCTACCAGCGTGTAAAGATCACGGCTACCGCCAGCAGGTTGAACCTCATTACCAACCCACGCTTCGTTGGGACACCGTCGTCCAGTGGCACTTGGAACTACCTGTCCAACGCTACCTCTGGGTCCATCACCGTGGACCATAGCGCTGCGACTGGGGTAACTCTCAGCACCGACGGATCTGGTGCTGGAACTGTTTATTTATTCCCTAGAAAAACAGTGCAGGTGAAGCGTAGCGTTCCGTACTACTCCTCGGTGGATGGTACCCTGACTAACGCTACGGCCAAGTTCAGGTTGTACCGTGAGGAGCCAACGAACGCAGGGTCTCTCCCACCCCAGTCAACTTACTTTGTCACTGACGACGCAGGGGTTACCGACTACTACAAAACTCTAACCTCTGGCGTTAGCGCTTACTTGTCTGGGAAGGTCAGTGAGAAGCCCGGGCATGGTGCCATCTCTGGGTTTGCTGAAACACATGCGGTGTACACCACCACGGGCACGCCAGTGAACGGTTCTCTGTTCCGTGCTCGTTTGTACACTGACACTGACATACCTCTTAGTGCCTACAGCCTGAAACTTACTAGGGTGGACGCAAATCCGTCCAGTGGTAGTAGGTTTGACCGATTCGACTTGGCTGTTAACAGCGGGTTAGCAGATGTCATTACTGCCAACAATCTTACGGTCAATACGTCCAACCAAGTTATTGACGAGGACACCTCTGCCGTGGTCACTAAACTGACCAATACAACCGGTGGGGTTACCTACACACTGTTGGTAGACGACGTGGCTACGATAGCCTATGCGGCTACAACGCAACTGCCATCAGATGACACTGCTACCTTTGGGTTTAGGTCCACTGGTGTGGAGCAGTTGTTCCCTGTTATCGAGGTAACCTTGGCTAACAACTCATCAGTCACACTGGACAAGTGGATCTTTCAACCGTTCTCTGACGGAGACTACTTCGACGGCACCACACTGGAGGGTTACGCATACCTGTTGTCTGGCTCCGTCTTTAGTGACTTCTATTGGTCGGGTACCGTGAACGACAGCGTGTCCATCTACACACCCATCCGTACGAGGAACCGGGCTGCCATCAGGAAGGCTCTGACACAGAACCTACCTGTGACGTTGTCCGCTGAGTTGACCTCAGCCAACTATGCGTCAGCCACACAGCACGGCCATTTCATAGCGTTCGACGCCTCCCCGGGTGACGAACAGGCGTTCGATCCACACTCGTGGACGGCAGATGTGTATACTGAAGGGACCATCCAGACCAACACCGACTAACCGGGCAGGATATGGACTACATCATCGGAGCACTGGCGGTCTACAAGACCGTCCACCTTCTAGAACTGGCACTCCCACGGCCAGTCGAAACGTGGGTCAAGGTAGCCGCCTCAGTTGTGCTAAGTTACGGCGCTGCGGTGATCCTCTGGGCTGACCACCTGCCCATCTCTGGGTTGGTCATAGCATCACTGGCATCGGTGGTTCACGCTGTGCTAAGGTTGTTGACCTTGGTGGGCGATCTGGTAATGCGGCGCACGATTCGATAAGGAGAAGGTTGTGGCAGAAGTCAAGAAGTACGTGGTGATCGGGCGTGGAGACGCCCCGGGCGATGTGATCTCAGCGGGCCTGAGGGACTTGGGAGAGGACACCCACTTCTACGTCCCGTGGCTGGGTGGCAAGTCCACGGAGCCAACGGCGGGGATGAAGAAGGTGTATGACTTCCTCGTGGACGCAGGTGCTACGTTCACCATGCTGGCTAAGGCTAGGGACATGCCGCACCCTGCTCTCCTGAGTAACTGCATCGTGGTGAAGGAGAGTGGCTCTGAGCAGCCCGACATGAACTTCACCAACATCCCACACGACGCCACGGCTTTGATCCTGTGGGACGACGAGCAGGCTGAGGGTCACGAGTGGATGGCGTGCGAGTTCTTTGACCGAGGTCACCCTCTTCTGGATCTCACCAACGGCCTGACCCCCATCGAGGTTGAATCAACTACTACCCCCCCTGTGCGAGAGCCGGATAGCCCTATTCAGGAAGACGAGATTCCTCCCTTAACTGACGACGACATGGAGACGATGCCGGAAGGTATCCGTAAGCAGTTGGACAAGTCTCTAGGCAATCAGGACGAGCCTGACGACGAGGAAGAGTCAATCGAAGAGACGACGGCCAAGATCCTCCAGTTTGTGAGGAAGGAAGAGCCTACTGACGAGTCTCAGTTTGCCACCGTGGTAGTGGTTCTACCTACGGGTAGGTCTTTCACCACGTCGGTACCGATTCTCAACTTATGGGGTTTGCTTGAAGAGACGGTGTGGCAAGAATAGAAAGTAAGAACCGGGGACGGTGCTAATCGTGGAACTAAACCGCCCCCGGCTCTCAGTGTCTTTCATACCTGAACGTGTCGCAATGAACGACGTAAAGCAGTGTACCACATGAGTACATTCGGTCGTTTCCCCACATGGGCGAACCACCTACTGAGGGGAAAGTTTACAGCAGTAGCAGCGTTAGTTGAGTTGGTTTGTCTGATGGACAACAAG